GAGTTCCAAATGAGTATCCTGATCCACCGGTAGAAACGTCAACCGTTTGAATTTTACCGTCAGCATTAACAGTTACACTTGCTTTTGCCCCTTCACCATCACCAAAAATATCTACATTACTATAAGTTAATGCAGTTCCATAACCAACACCTCTATTAGTGACTGTTACAACTTTAATTTGACCACTAGTAGAAGAATTATCTCTAACTGGTGCATTATCAGAATTTGAACTCCAATCATCTGGAACAGGAATGAAATTAGTAGAATCAAATCTAAGGATATCTGACGCAGTCAAAGTATAGAGATACTTCCAAACATAATCATCTCCACTACTACCAGCTGCTCTTGGTTCTAAATCGGTAAATAAAGGTTGATCGAGAGATGGTTTTCCAGTTGGGTTTTCCGGAGAAATACCATTATCCAAACAAATATAAACTCTAAAATCTTTATTGATTACATAATATTTTGAATTATATAATGTCGTTGATTTTGAAACTGGGGCAAGATTATTTCTACCATAATCATTTCTATACATATCATACTTTTCACCAGATGCCCATGTATATTTTTCCACAACTCTTCTCACATCAGAAGAATTAATCTTCTTCATAGCTAGCATTGTGTCCCAATAACGATTCTCGTCATTAATAGAATCTATCGGTGCTGGTGGGTTAGTATTCCAATTTGCGTCAAGATTGACAGCATTTGGTAAACCAACCCATGTATAATAGGAACTATCAGTTGATGATATCCCAGAAACGAAATTACTCGCACTAAGGACACGAAACTGTTCAGTTATAATCGCAGCCATTTTAACTTTTTTCTAGTTATTTATGTTAGATAACCAACTGATTTCAAGGGTAGACTCCTCAAAATCAATGGTCCGGTTGATATTCCGGTAAATCCATTATTTAGTGTAGGTGTAAACGTTTTAGCAATACCAGATCTAGTGAACGTTTTAAGTTGACCCCAACTATATCTACCAAAGAATTGACTGTAACCAATTCCAGTTATACCATTGAGACTATCAACATTTACTGTGACCTTGGCAACATAAGTTGTTCCTATTCCAACTGCTTCCGTTGTTGCAATAGAGACGGATGCTGCTTCATATACATTATCTAAACAAGTTGTTCCAATTCCAAGAACAGAACCACCAAGATCAAGTGATGTGACTCCTTGACCGATGTTGGAATCAAATACAACAAATGGATATCCACTTGCGATATTTGAAATTGTTCTTCCAGCACCAGGACCCATGAATGCAGTGCTTCTCAAAATAGAATTTGATGGGATGAGAAGATCAAATACAAGTTGTGTGGGAGATGCTTCAGAAACTCCACTAATAACTCCATAATCACCTGCATAGTTTACACTCTCAATTTCTTCCACATCAAAGTTTGGAGGAGTGAGCAAAATAACAGGTGGATTGCTAAATGTGTATCCAGCACCAGCATTACTTACACTGATTGAAGTAACTGCTGTTCCAGTTATAGATGCAATAGCAGTTGCTCTGGTTGCAGAACCAAGACCAACACTATTAGCAATAGAAACTAATGGTGCCATCGTGTATCCAAGACCAGAGTTTGTGATACTGATTGAAGAGATAGTACCAAAACCAGATACAATAGCAGTAGCGGATGCTCCAACTTTAGGATCTTGATTTATAATTCTTACTGTTTGTAAGTTACTTCTCAGAGATTCTGGATAACTATCAAATGCAGCAACACTATCTACCCAGATTTCAGTAGAACCCAAACCAACTGGTTTAATAATATGTGCTTCTGGGAAAATTCTTGCAGTATAAAGATCTCTATTCTTTGTTACAGCATTTCCATCTACGAATAAATCCTCCTGCTGTTTGCACCACATCATTGGTCTTTGAATTGTTGCATCAGTTCTTAAACCAGGTCCTTGATATGGAGATGTGGTAAAAGCATCAGAGGTTGAAATACCAGATACAAATCTTGTATCCTGACTAAACGCGAATGAATTTTGATTATCATCTGCATTAATTTTAACAGTATCTCCTGGTTTAATTGTTTCAATAATATCTCTGCTAATAACATCAACACCACCAGTTCCACGATAGAATATAATAGAACATGTATCACCAACTTTTGGTGCTTCTGCAAATGTAATGTTTGAACCACCTGTAAATTGATATGCAGATCCTGGTTCTTGTAAAATATCATTCAAGAATACTAGGATAGTTTGTTCAACATCAATTAGAGATCCATTTTTTGCTCTGATTGAAGTCGTCTCTCCTCCCTTTTTCATGGTAAATGCCTTAGATTCTCCATCGAAGGAAGAATCAAGTTTATCAAATACGTCTAAGTCACCAAATCTCCATCCTGTAAATTTATCAGAAGAAGTTTTTTCTATATTAATTTTAAACTCACTTGTCCCGGCACCAGCGAGTCTTGGGATACCAGTAACTCCACCTTTCGGAACTGTTACAATTTCTCCGGCTTCAAACCCATATCCACTATTAAAGATATTAAAATCAGATACACTGGAGTCTTGTGATACTTTAATATCAATATATGCATTTGTTCCAATTTTAGATCCAGGTGAATCTGAATGGTAAATTAATGGAATACGTGTATAAGGAATTGGGTCATCAAAAACAACGATCGGAGGATTAGTAAATGTATATCCAGTGCCAGGATTTGTAATGTCAACACTAGTAACATTACCATTTGATACAATTGCCGTGCCAATGGATGTTACATTAACAGTGTCAATGTCACTAGTTCTAAGACCAACGTTGTAAGACAATTCAAGAACAACTCCATCAAGGGTTGCAATTCCTGATCTATACCCAGAACCACTATTACCAATACTAATAGAGGTTACAGTTCCAAATCCATCAACATTAGCAGTTCCGCCAGCAGACACTAATGGTTGATAACCATAACCTTCACTAGAACCAACTGAAACAATAATACCGCCAACAGGAATACTGCCCGTGTTTACGTCATTAGTAACAGATGCCGCGAATCCACTGAATACAATAGACGTGATTCCAGCATTCTCACTAAACTCAAAATCATTAATTCTAGAACCCTGAGATGGAATCTGTGCGATATCATTGATTAAAATGAGACCATGATTGGTACTGAAACCTTCGACGTTAACTCCATCTTGATTAAGAGTGAAAGTTTTACCAACGCCAGTCAATTGTGGTGATATGGAATCAAATAAGTAATTGGTTGCATAAGTGTGCGTAGAAGCTCCAACTGAACCACTTCTCATAAAGGATCTTCCTTGGAAAGTAGATGTGGTTTGAATTCCAGTATAATCAATATCATCTGGGTCAGTTCCTTCTTTTGGAACTAATCCATTAGGAGCAGTGTAGAAATTAATAGTATTTTTAACAATATTATAACTGCCTGCATATTTTTCAACTGTGGAACCAGAAGAGTGAGTACTAAATCCAGTTCCCATCCATCCTCTTTGAACTGCCAACACGTTGGTGCTTCCAAATCCAACTTGTTTAATCTTCATAAATTCTTCATCAACTTTCAGCAAATCTCCACCAAAGAATGAAGTTATACCAGAAAGTTTCATGCGTTCTCCACCAAAAGACATTTCTTCAATTAAAGAATGCTCAACATTACCAGGAATAACTGGATCTTGAATATTATTGTCAAGAGCAATTACACACTTGGTGTTTTGATCTTGTGATAAGAACTGATGGTCGGTTCCAATACCAGTAGTTGTTAGATTTAAATAATCCCCAATTGTAGATGAAAGTGCTTTTGTTGGTGATTCGGCAAGACGAATTAACTTATCATCAACTTTAATAGCATACACATACTCAGGAAGTTTATCAGTGCTTCCATATCCGGAAATTGTTGTGGTTTCAATTCCAATAGATGATGTTGTTCCGGAACCAGTTGGGTTATACAATAATCTTTCGCCAGATGTGAAGAAGTGATTTGGCAATAAAATTGTGTCCTCATCGGTATCAACAACCAAAGAAACACTAGGATTAAAGTCTTTACCAAAGATATCAAATCCATCATGAGTTAACTCAAATGCTCTCTTAATATCTGCTTTTGTATTTGTATAAGATCCTCTGAAACTTTCAACTTTGGTATCAATAAGATTTAATTGGAAAAGTTCATCAACACCACCCTTAGTTTCAGAAGCAGAAGTAATAAGAGTTTTAACTCTTACATTTGTAAGAGGTGGTGCAACATAAACTACGTTATAGTTATCGCCATCAACGATAGCACTAATAGTGCCAATACCTGAATTTTGAAGGGTATCATCATCCTCAACATTACCATATTGTGATTCATAGATGATCTTAGAACTATCAACCATGTAGATACCTTCAAGCAACTCATATCGATCATTAGTGACATCATGAATGTTAACAAGGATATGGGCAGCTTCCATTTTATCAGTGCTATTACCAAAAGTAGCAATAGTAGTAATACCAGGAGATCCTGCTGATGGAATATCTGAATATTGTGCTTGAAGATTACCAGTGGTGAAGGGTATAGTAGCAATACCAAGAGTAGATACTCCACCTAAGAATTGTTGAGTAAAGATATTGAAACTAATACCAGTTCCAACTACGCTTGTCTGAGGAGTTGCATTGAGATAATAAACACCCCCAGAAACGTAAGAACTAAACGTTGCAATACTACCGGTAGCACTTACTGCCCCATCGCTTCCATCCAGATTTGATATATTGGCATACTCAATACCATATGTTAAATTATTATTATGAACTGAGTTGATGTTCAG